TTATAAAAAAATCGGGTCGCCTGATACAGCGCCGTTGTTCACGGGGATTTCCCGTATAATTGAGCGCCAGAACTCTTGACGCTCGCCGCGCGAAAGATCGTTGTAGATGGCGCGCACACCGCGTTCCAAAAGGCTTTTCAGCTTTTCCATACTGCGCGGCGGCTGCTTTTCCGGTACTTGGATTTTAGCCTCCAATTCGGTGGCTCTCTTTTTGTACTCCTGCAAGTCTATAAAGCCGTTGATGAATAGTTCTTTTACACGTTCCTGCCGTTCGCGGATCGCGGCTGTATTGTCAACCACAACGGGCTGTGCATCGGCCACACTTGCGGAAACGATGTAGTCGGACAATCCGTTTTCGAGATAATCCAGCAGCCAAGCCTCGACCTTTCTTTCGTCAACAAGATGGCGGTTGTCACAAACATGATCCCCGAAAGCGCGGTGGCATCGGTATGCTGTCCACGTGACGGACTTTTTGCGAACGGTATTGGCCGCCAGACGACGGCCGCAGCATGCACAAACAAGAAGCCCGGAAAAGATATGAATGCGTGCGTTATCGGCGCTGCGCACGCGCACGTTATGCTCAAGAGCCGCCATGATTTGCGCATGCTCGTCCTGCGATATATACGTGGGACAATAATTGTAGTTTTCGCGCCGCACGCCGCAATATGTAGTACTGCGGGCCATTCGGATTGCTTGCCCGTATTCAAAGTGCAGATTGTGGCGCTCGTTCATATCAAGCATAGCACGGCGAACACTTCCGCAGGACAGCAGGCGCTCAAAGAAATAGGAAACGGCAGGCTGCATGTCGGGATCAATTGACAGGCGCTTGTTTTCGATGCGGTAGCCGGGCGGTGCACAGCCTCCAATCCATATACCGTTTGCAATCTGGTTGTCGTGGATATCACGGATGCGGTCGCCGTCCGTGTCGCACTCCTGCTCCGCAATTGCGAGACGCAGATTTATCATCAAGCGCCCGTTTGTTGTTTTGGTGTCGTAATCTTCCTTTACGGCGCTCCAGTTTACACCGTGGGGGATTAGATGCTCGTTCATCATTTTGTGATAGTCGTATATGTTGCGGAACCAGCGATCCAGCCGCATGACAATGATTTCATCAATCAGCCCGGCATCCACATCTTTCATCATCTGGCCGAATGCTTCGCGCCGATCCAGCCGCTTGCGCGCGGTGATTCCGGCATCCACATAAATGTTAAACAGTTCTATGCCGTGCGCTTTGGCATATGTGCGGATTTCGGCCTCTTGCGCATCGAGGGACAGCCCGCGTGTGGCCTGCTCGGCGGTAGAAACACGGATATAGCCCACGCCGCGAATAACATTCATGCTGCGCGCCTCCTTCCGCATACCGCTGCTGCCGCCCGCGTATGAATGCAACAGAAAGGGGGCGCGGCAATGGAT